TGATACCGATTGGCACATTCACGCTGCTACTGAAAACTACAGTGGCGATTCTAGAGTTTTTTATGATAACAATGTTGCGATTTCCGGGCAGACTGCCACCGGTGGTTCTCAAGGGCCAAATGGATTTTCCATAGGTAGATTTGGACCCGGAAATAATGAGTATTCAGATTGTGAAGTAGCGCTACTTTTAGTTTATAACAGGGTGCTTAGTACAACCGAGTTAACTACTATATTCGATTTCTATAAAAGTAGATTTGGAATTTCTTAAGGGATAGATGACTAATGTCTGATAAGGGTTTATATGGTGGAGGTGGCGGTTCAGCCGCATCTAGTGCTTCCTTTAGTAGTAAAGGTGGTCACGGCCAGCGTGGTGCTGTAAGAATCATTTATCCTACTCCAAGTGGACAGAGTGACACTACTACTATTCTTGATAGAGGATTGCCTTCTACGGGTCCTACGGAACCTTCCCTTACTAGTCAAAGCTTTAGCTATTCTGGTTTAGTTGAAACCATTGGTCCAGGCTTTATTGGCGACTTAACTATTACAATGCGGGGTGGGACTGGTGGTACTTCTGGAGGTTCTTATCCTAAAGCAGGAGGAGCAGCAGCTCAACTAGTGGGTACTTATACTTTACAATCAACAGACGTACTCACTATATTTGTAGGACAAAACGGACCTAATGGCTCCAGTGCAGCTACAACCGGACCAACTGGCGGAGTGTCGGGCCCTAACGGAGCAAACTCAGGCGGTGCTGGCGGTAATACAACGACTGCTAACTCCGACAATGGTACAGGTGGTGCCGGCGGCGGCACTACTACTTTAACTATTAACGGTACAATTTATGCTGTCGCCGGTGGCGGCGGTGGAGGCGGTGGTTCTGACCAAGGAGATGGTGGTAGCATTATTGGTGGCGCTGGCGGAACACCTAATGGCGCTAATGGTGTTCCTGGTACCTATTCTAATACTGCTTTTGGCGGTAGTCAAAATGCAGGTGGAGCAGGAGGTAATTCCAATTCAACCGGTAACAATGGTGGTGCTGGATCTGCTTACGCCGGCGGTAATGGCGGCGGTAATAATGGTGTTAATGCTGGATCTGGCGGGGGTGGCGGCGCAGGCTACTACGGCGGTGGCGGTGGCGGTGGTGCTCGAAATGGAAGATCACCATCACAAGGTGGATCTGGTGGTGGTGGATCTAGCCTCGTTCCTTCAGGCTGGACTGATACGACAAGTTCATCTGCCCCTATACTTGACATTGTAGTATCTTAATGTTATAGACTATTGGAATTAATATTATGAATAAAATTGACTTTCGAGCATTTAACGAAGACATTTATAAGTATGCCCCACGTCCAGAGCCTATGTCAACTGCTATGCCTGACTGGTTTAAGAACATACGGTCACATGTCTCGCATCCAAATAACTTAGAACAAAATGATGTATTTTCTAACTATGGGCAATTGGAACACGCACTTACCATTAAACGATGTCCGCCAGTTCAGCAAGTAATTAATATGGGCTATGTTATTCGCACGCATTGCGATATTGCTGTGGAATGTGATAGAGAAAAAGATATTCTAAACCTTAATTGGCAAGGTGACGAGTTTAATGCTGTTGAAACTCATACTAGAGCACAAGTACAATCGTCTCCTATTGAAGGGTTTGCTCAATCGCAGAAAATTTTTAAATGGATGAATCCGTGGTTTATTAATACTAGTCCAGGCTATTCCTGTTTATTCACTGCTCCGCAATATCAAGACTTACCATGGATTGCTTTGTCAGGTGTTGTACAAACTGATAAGTGGCATGAGGTGAACTTTCCATTTATCTACAATGGACCTGACGGTAGATCTGTTATTAGAGCCGGAACTCCAATTGCACAGGTTATTCCATTTAAAAGAGAAACTCATATAAGTTCTGTTTCCTTCGTTTCTGAAAGCGAACTTAAGAGTTGGAAAAGAAGAACGTCTATGTTCTTTTCTAAAGCATATAGAAAAGTCATGGACAAAGCGATGAAATTTAAATAGTTGTAATCTAGTATAAATAGTTGTAAACTATAGGGAATAAGTAATTGGCTTTAAAGTTTCCAGATTCAGCAGATTCAGCCGACTTAGCGGCAGCAGGCTACAGCCAGGTTATTATTCTGGGTGGTGGTACTGATAGTGCAGGAGCATCTGCGCCGGCTACAACCTGGACTATTCCTGAAGGTGTAGATTCGTTTAGCGTCATGGCTATTGGAGCAGGCGCAGCTGCAGGTTATTCTGATTCCGGTACTGCAGGTGGAGGCGGCGGTGGCGGCGGTGTTGCATACCTGAATAATATCGCAGTTGCACAAGGGGATAATGAAGTAGCGTCTATTACTGTAGATGGCGGACAGCTGGGTATTAGCAGCAATTCAGACGGCGGCGATGGTGAAAATTTAACTGTTACTATGAATCTTTCTACTACTAATACAACGGTAAACCTTTCCGGATATAACATAAATCCATATGGACAAGATTCCCACGATTCTTCTTTTGCTGGGATTGTATATGTAGGTGCTGATAGAGCATATGATTCTAATATCTACGATTCTTTCCCTACACTTAATCTAAACTTTGATGATAGCCATTCATCTACTGCAGATCAATTTGTGTATGTTCAGCCTCCTGGCTCATTTGGAGCAGCATATCCGTTTTCAACAGGTGTTACTGGGGCACAGACGTTATTTGAAATTGAAAATGTTGCTAGTCATAATAACATTAAATCTTTGGCAGAAACAAATCCAAGTACTACTAATAGCTGGGGTTACAATCCAACTACAACATTATATAGTGCCGATTCAGTTATAATTAGAAATATTGATAATACTGGACGTAATGCATTAGACAGTATTCAATACTACGATTCAGATATAGTAGAAACTTATTTCTTACAAAATACATATGATGAAATGTATAAGGCCGGAGTACTTGGCACACTAGACTCTATTGCTTTAGGTGAAGGTGCATTTACTTTGTTTAGAGTATTCAGTCAAGCAGATGCGGCACAATTCGGTGCTCTTCCTGGAAACTCGCCTTATGTAGATTCTAATGGTACTATTCAAATTAGTAGTACTGGTGATCCTAGTGATAATACAGGTTATGGTCCAGAAGATCTGAACCAGATCTTAATTATTAAGAACTTAACATCATAGATAAATAGTGCATAACTAAAGCCCTCAAGGAGTGATGAAATGGCTTTTAATTTAACAGACGAACAAAGAGAAGATTTATTAAAGTATTATTCTATTCCCAGCAAAGATCAATACTTTTATGCTGTAAAAAATATAGAAAATACTTCTGCAAAATCTACTCTTAAACAAGTATTAGGTGGCGGCGGGTTTAAAGTTGTCGATACTATTTTATGTGAAGAATTTGATTCTGTGGGAATGCCTTTTGTATCCGAATGGTCTATTGCAGAAACAACAAGATCCTCATTAGATTCTTCTATTGATTCTTCTCAAGCAGTATTAATCAACCATTTGGTTAATTGGGGAAGTGCTATTAAAAATAGTGAAAGGATTTTAAGTGACGATTCAGCAGAAATTTTTAAACTAGCGTATGATAGTGACCTCGCCCAGGAAGAAATTACAGTAAAACCTGATGAAGAATGGGATTCTGAAGTTCCGGAACTCCAATGGTTTGCTTTTCAATTTTCAGACCGAGACAGTTTAAATTCAACATTAATTCAGTCTTACCTGCAAGATTCTAACTGGGCTACAAGAATGCATCTTAGCGAATGGTTATCTCCATTTGTAGATTCTGCGGGTCAAAGCTGGGATTCTAGTCTGCATTGGACATCAGGAGACGATTCTGGTTATGGCAGATGGGTCGGTAACTCGGGTTCTTAATTATAATAAATAGATATAACTAATTATTTAAGGAAGAATCATGCCGCAACCAAGTACTAGAGATGATCTGATTGACTATTGTCTGAGAAGACTTGGTGCACCAGTAATCGAAATTAACGTAGATATTGATCAGCTCGAGGATAGAACTGACGACACACTTCAACTGTTTCAGGAATATCATTCTGATGCAGTTGTCAGAACTTTTCTTAAGCATCAGGTTACGTCTACAGATATTACTAACGGATATATTACTGTAGACGATAGTATTACATTCGTCAAAAAGTTATTTCAGATTAAATCTAATGGTGGTTCTTCTGCAGGTATGTTTGATATTAAATATCAAATGTCCTTAAATGAAATTTATGACTTAAACAAGTTTATTGGCGATTTAGCATACTATGAGCAAATCAAACAATATCTTAGTATAATTGATCAGATGCTAACAGGTCAACCACAAATTGATTTTAATCGTCACCAAAATAGAGTATATATTCATGGTGAATTTTCAGATCAAAATATTATTGAAAATGATTATTTAATATTTGAAACATTTAAGATTGTTGATCCTGAAACCCACACTGACGTTTATAACGATATCTTTGTTAAAGAATATCTTACTCAAGCTGTTAAACAGCAGTGGGGTGCAAACCTTATTAAGTTTGAGGGTATGCAACTTCCGGGTGGTGTGTCTTTAAATGGCAGACAGCTGTATGATGAAGCCACTCAAGAAATGATGAGACTAGAAGAAAAGCTAAGATCTACCTACGAGCTTCCTGTTGACTTTTTTGTAGGATAAGAACATGGCTACAAACCTTTATTTCAGTCAAAAAGTTAAATCAGAACAAGATCTATACGAAAACATTGTTATCGAATCACTGAAGATGTACGGTCAGGACGTGTATTTCATGCCTCGTAGCATTGTAGCTAAAGATACCGTATTCAGCGAAGACGTAGTTTCTAGATTTGACGATGCACATTTAGTAGAAGTATACTTAGAAAACATTGACGGATATGCTGGCGATGGCGATTTGTTTACTAGGTTTGGTGTAGAGATTCGTGACCAAGCTAATTTTGTTCTATCCAAAAGAAGATGGGATGAGGTTATGCAGGATGCAGCCGCGTCTCAGAAAAGACCTTATGAAGGTGATTTAATTTACATTCCTCTTTCTAATTCGATTTTTGAAATTACAAAGGTAGAAGACGAAAGACCTTTCTATCAGTTATCTAATCTTCCTACATATAGACTAACGTGTGAGCTGTTTGAATACAGTGGAGAGCAGTTCCAGACAGGTATTGCCGCAGATATTATTGAAGTTGACTTTGCTTACCAGTATATTCTTACTATTAATGATAGTGCTACTAACAACCAAGGTCAGTCAATCGATATCAACTCCATTGCAGAAAGCGATGGATTAATTGCTATTGTAGGTGAGCAGGATTCTGCATTTGGTGGATACAGTAAAATTGAGCAGACCCTTGCTAATAACGTTACTATTACCGGTGAAATTATTAAGTGGGACGGCGTTAATAATCAATTGTATCTTACCAACGTAGGTGCAGACGATGGACTTTACCATACGTTTAGAAATGATTCTGCAACACTGCAACTTCCTACTCAGTTCCAAGATGACGACGAAACTACTTTGTTTATTACAGCAGTTACTGAAAATGCACCAAAGATTGATAATCAGCAAAATGATGCCTTTGAAACTGAGGGCGATAGCTTCTTAGATTTCAGTGAAGGTAATCCATTCGGAGATCCAACGTAATGTTTCAGCAACACTTTTACCATGAAAAGATCCGTAAATGCGTTGCTACCTTTGGTACAATGTTCAATAACTTGTATATTATCCGTAAAGACGGTTCTAATAATGTTATTGATCAAATGAAAGTTCCGCTGGCATATGCACCTAAGCAGAAGTTTTTAGATCGTATTAATCAATCTCCTGATCTAAATGATGAAAGGTTTATTGCTCTTAAACTTCCTCGTATGTCTTTTGAAATTAGTTCGATCTACTATGATCCAGTAAGACAGTTACCTAAAATGAATGCATTCTCTGAACAAGGTACTACTGGAACGAATAGAAAAAAATTCTATACTGCAGTCCCATATATTATGAACTTTCAATTAAATATTATGGCAAAAGCAAATGAAGATGCAGTACAAATTGTAGAACAAATTTTACCATTCTTTAATCCAGCCTATACTGTTACTATGAAACAGTTTGCCGATTACCCTGATCATAAAGAAGATATTCCTATTTCACTAATTGGTATTTCTTACACTGATGATTATGAGGGTCAATTAGAAAGTAGACGTACTATTATTTACACGCTAGACTTTGAAATGAAGACTGCGTTTTATGGTCCTATTTCTACATCATCTATTATTCGTAAAGCAGTTATTGATTTTAGAGATCCTGATATAACTACAGTTACTGATCCAGATAATACTACAGATATCATGGAGCGTATTACAGTAGAGCCATTCCCTCTTGATGCAGCAACTATTGATGATGTAACCGACTATACAATTTCTATATTAAATCCAGGTAATGGAGATAGTTTATGAGTGATATAGTACCGAAAAAAGATATTCCTGAAAGCGTGCATTCCAGTTATGATGAAGATTTAGATTTAGTTCGGGAAACACTTCGTGGATTGGTGCTTGATGGTGCTAACAATTTAGATCTAGCTAAACGTGTTGCAGAAGAATCTGAGCATCCTCGTGCTATCGAAGTTCTTACTGGTATGATTAAGCAAACATCAGATAATGCACACGCGCTACTTGACATGCATAAGCGTAACCAAGACATTAATGTCACGCAGGCAAAAGGTAAGCCTGATGAACAAAAAAGCCTTACTCAGAATGTATTTGTAGGATCCACGTCAGAATTGCAAAAAATGCTGCGGGGCGATGATAATGAAAAGGTAATTGATAATGTATATGACAGAACTGACCAAAGGAATATTTAAACTCCTTAAAAGACTCATTGGC